TGCGTATTTCATCTCCAAGTATAGCTCAAAGTCTGATATGTTTTGAGTAAATGCTTTTTCTCGTGCCGTTGGCGTTGCTGGTTTCTCCGATAGCTTCTTATTGCGTTTTTTCGCTTCTTTTTCTATTTCCTTTTGTGTTTTATTTTCCTCATTTTGTTTGTCTTTTATAGCTTTTAGCTGTGCGTTAGTTTCTTTTCGTACTCCGCCTATAAATCATTTTCTATCTGAAATCTGTTTTTTTAATCCAGACGATACCTCTTGCAATGATTTTCTTGAAACTTTGAGCTCATCTAATCTCGCCTTGAATTCAATTGCAAACTTTTTCTTCTGTGGCTTTGACATTCATGACCTCTTATCCCTGATCGCTTGTACAGCTGTTTTTAGCCCTTCAAACATGCTTGTCAATTGAGTCTTTTGATTTTGGTATTTTGTCAAAACAGGATCTCTTTCTTGCATGTCTGTAACTGTCCCCATTTTTTCTCTGACCGCCTGAACATCTTTAGTAGGTCACGGCAACGCTTTTTGTAGTGCCTCAGAAATATTTTTTTTGTGCTCGTCAGTTAATGGCTTGCCCAGCTGGATATGCTCTTCAATTATTTCCGCAAGTTTTTTTTCAACTTCTGGATTCTGTATAGTTTTGCCTGAATCATCTGCAGGCTCGTCTATTCCAGCCTCAGCTGAAAAGTCTTCAAGCGTGCCTATGTGTAGCCCCTCAATATCCATTTCCGCTTCAAGTTCTTCAATGGCTGTGTCTTCTTCGTCTGGTGGTGGAAGTGGTGGCAATTTTAGCATTGCTCTGACGGCTATAATATCATTCGGGACAAGTGTCAACAGACCGCCAGAAACGGCAGTATTTATTGCTCCAATTGACTCGTCCATAGATGTCTGTCAAATTTCTGACACAAAAAGCGTAGGGTAATCTACCACGCCCGAATAGTTCATGTCAACTAATTCTTTAATCTGTTCATTCATAACGCTAACAATGTAATCCGCCACGCTCTGCAAACCCCGCAAAAAGAATGAAGACTGATCCTTGCTCAATGCGTTACTCCCGCCGTCTCCGCTCGACAAGTTCAAAAACCCCGCGAGTATTAAATCGTACAATTTTTTATCATGGTGGTCGATCATGCTCTGAATATCACTTCCCACTCCTGATCCCGTAGGGGTCATAATCTCGAATTTTGTTACCTCGTCCGTCAGTAATCCAAAACTCTTCTCGTTGCTCCTGATGTTTTTCAAAAATTCCTCAACCTTTGTCCTATTGAGTGTGCTCATGCTGTTTTTGACAGTCGCGACTGGTACGCCCACTCCGTACCGCTCCGATGACACACTTTGTATTCTGTATCCCAAATCTTTATAAAAATAATGCTTGTAGCCTGGTCGTAGGATAGACACGCCCTCGTAATTATTCCCCTCCCTCTCGTTGGAAAACAAAATCAATTTGCCCCAAGGGATCTCCGGGTAATTCGCCTCCCCGCCCTCATCGTTGCTATTTATGACTTGCGTGATCCCCGCCGGGTGTCCATTTATCCACTCCTCCCCGTTAACACCCCAAATATAATGAGCTCTTTGCACTCGCGACGCCAACTCTTTCCACTCAATCATTCCATTTTTTACCTGGTAGACCTTCTCAAAATACCTAAATCAAAAGTCCAAGTAAGTCAACACTTCTCTCAACCAATCCTGAAAGTTTATATTCACAAAAAGATTCCTATTCACAAATTCCGCAACCTCCTTGTCTCGGTCGCTATCCCCTCCACTCTGTATGTCCCACTCCGCAGATAACAATGGATTTTTGAGAGCTTTCAAAACCGCCGCAACAGTTGCATCACTCTTTCTCATTTCGTCGTACACCTTTACTGATTCTGGAAAAACCAAGTCATTATTATACTCCTCCTGAATCATACCAGACATAATCTCGGTACCAGATTTTCCATGCTTAATCATGGTCTCCTCCGGAAGTTTATCCACTGTTTTCTTTTTGAATATATCAATGAGTCCCATAATTTAATAGGTTATAAAATAATAATACCAATAACAACAACGAAATCAAACTAGAATTTTCCCCTCTTTCCAAATATGTCGCCGACTATTGTCCCCGTCGAGTTTTCATCGTCCCCCTCTTCTTTCTTTGTTTTTTTAGTTTCGATAACCGCGTCCCCCCCGTCAATCATCTGCGTCCCATAAAAAGCCAAGGCGAGAGCGTCCGCAAAGTCAGGTGACGGCAAGCCCTCTCTTTTCATATCCTTTTTCGACACAATAAAGAGTTTTCCCGAGCTCATATAGTCATATCGAATGGAGCTCAGATCCTGGATAATTCTGGAAATGTCATGTATAGAAATACTCCCCTCCAAAAACGCCTGGCGTAAGTTCCAAAATATTTCCGCCTTAATATCTCTGAATTTCTCTTTATCACTTGCTGATTCCGCGTTATTTACTGGAAGAACATTATAGCCCAACTCCAAAAGCCTGTCCGTAACTCCTCCTCCAACGCCCGTATCGTCCACAACAAACGTGTCAAATTCTTTGCTAAACCCCAAGTCATTAAAAAGAGCCACCGCGTGCCCGACTGTTTTCATAGTGTCCTTGCCAACATAGCTAAACATTTTCTCAAACATTTTCCCATTATCAAAAGCAATCCCAACAGTAGAATCGCTACCCTTGCGGGCGACATCAATTCCAATGGCTTTTCTCTGCGGTCGGAATTTCCACTGCTCCTCGTCCCATTCTTTCTGTAGTGCTCGCTCAATATGAGAAAGTTTAATTAACGTGTCGTCCCCCTCCTCTGGAAACTCTGCGAGTACACGGCTCTGAAACATAGGGGAATCAATACCCCAGCTCTCCGCACGCTCCCAAGCCCACAACGGCGTAACGAGTTCCGGGTATACCAACGGCATAGCCTCAAGCTCCGGACGTGTGAGCTTCAGTAGATCCGTCAAATCTTTTATCCCGTTCTTTGTAAAGTTCGGAGTATCAAAACAAGAAATAGAGATTTTTGTATAAAGATCTGATTTATGACTTGCACAAAATGTCCCGTTTGTGTTTGTTGGGTTTCCAATAAGCAACTGTCGAGTACCCGCCGAAGTCATGAGAGCCTCGATAACCTGCATAGTAGTTTCGGGTACGCCCGCCGCTTCATCGGCAATAACAAGTAAGTGCTCCGCATGGAAGCCTTGGAAGTTGTCATCTTTGTCGCTCGATATTCCGATTGCATACCACTTGTCGTCTATTTCAAATTTTGTTTTGAGCATATTGCCACCCAGCTTCATTTTGCTCTGGCTGGCCGCCTGTCTCATTTCTCTCCACAAAATATTTTCCACCTGTCTAAAAGTCGGGGCCGTCGTCACAACAATAGAGTTTTTATAGGCAAAAAGAAAAGCATGAGCGATCCGTGCCGCACTGTAACTCTTGCCCGTGCCGTGACAACTCTTCACAGTCGTCCTCTGATTTTTGAAGACACTTCGCAATATCTCGTCTTGTGCACTCCAGTGAGAACACCCGAGAACACTATCAAAAAAATAAATAGGATCTTGCTGTATTGTCTCCTGGAATTTTTCGAGTGATATTTTGAGGGGCATTTGTCAAGTATGTTATATATAAGCCAAAAATTTTCTCTAGCACGCTGGACAAAGGTGGCAAACTATATTGGTTATTTGTCGGAAATCTATCTCTCGGCCTTTTGTTTTACCTTGGAGAGAGACAACAGCCCCTGTGCGAGGCTTCCTATTGAATTGTTCTCGTCTTCCCCCATAGTCATAGCTGGCTTGCCATGTGCCCTGTCGATCATTCTTTCGATGATGTCGAATCCTTTTTTGTCGAGTAAATTCTTAGCGATGATACGTACGAGGATAGGTTTGGTCATGTCCTTCATCAGTGGTTTGAGCTCAGGTTCACTCAGTTGGATCATAGCCATGTAGTTTTCCTGGATGTCGGCTTTAGTAGCAGGTTGGTATCACTTTTCTTTCAGTTCGTGATTAACTAAAGAGATACCTTTGCGAGGACGTCAATTGCGATTTGCAGTTTCTCACTTTGCAGCGTTTACTATTGCTCATCAATGTTTTTGTTTGACTAGTGGCATAAATCCGATGTTATTCCGATGTTATTTGGAGCGTGTCAGTCGGTATTGCACCGCTTTCTTCTGCCTGGAAGACAGACGCATTATTTTCATGCTCGACACGCATATTACTATTATAAAGAGATTGCGTGGTGTTTCAAATTATTCTTTTCTTACCCTTGTACATTCAAGCTCCCATTTCGTCAATCTTTGAAAATGGTAGTATGGGTACTGTTATTTTGCAAGTTTTGTCTATTAGGTAAATGTATTTTAATTGATACCCCTCTATAGCTTTGGCTTGGTTTGTTTCCAATAAATGTCTTGAAAAATATTTGCCATCAATACTTGGATAATTTTTATTATCTAAGCTTTTTTTTGCTACTATTTTGCCATTCCAATTTAATATTTGTTTATTTATTTTACATCCAATTAGGCTAAACCCGCTTGCCCTGTAAATTGTTCCATCCCCACACTGAGACCCATCAGCAAAAGAAACTATCCATTTTATATGGGGTGCGTTTTTTTTAATTAGTTTTATTGATATTGCTATACATCTGCTCTCTGAATATTTAGGCAAATAGTCATCAAAAGCCATTCTGTTTAACTCTATAAACTCATTCCAACCTGTGTCTTTTACAGCTAATTTAACTTTAGATTTATCCATTGAATTTCCATAACTCATAACTCCGTGCATCCTACCATCCAAAAAACACCCAAAATGTAAAGTTGAATTTGGCACTACCTTTCCGCTATAATGATTCTTCTTCACAAAATCATTTGCAATTTTTGAGGGGATCACCTTCACTATTATTTCCTTTGCTCTGCCCATTGTGCGATAATTAAAAAAAGAGCGTTTCCATTGCTGTTCTCGTTCCCCATTGTTTCACAATATTTATATTCTTCGGTTGCTTTTATGCTCGATATTGCATCTTTAATCTGCTCCGCTTGTTGGTCTGCAAGAGTAAAAGTCATTTGTTGGAATGCCTCTTTATCGCCATCTTTTAACGTAAAATCTTCTCAATATTCATCCTTCATTTCCCCAAAATCTGGCAAGTCTACTCACCAATCAACGAGCAATCCAGTGTCCCATTCGTTAGCGAGGGCAGAATAGTCCCACTCTCAGTTGCTCACGTTGTCTCGGATGATTATCTCCCTCTCTTCTTCCTCTGAGAGGTCAGTAAAAATGAATACAGGTACTTTCTTGAGTCAGACTTTCTTACACGCCTCAAATCGCTGGTTTCAGCCTATTATGACATTCTGGCCAGTCCTGGTCGAGATAAGAAATGGTCGTCACTCAATAATTCAGTATTTTTGGATAGAGGCTATGAGCTTGTCCATGTCCTCAGTAGTGATCGTGCGAGGATTGTTTGGGAGTTTTACCAGTTCAGTGAGTTTAAGATATTCCATATTTATTTATTCATCTCTAGAAATCTTGCATTGTACTTCTCGTCAAAAGTTTTCTGAGTCATGCCTAGATAGACGAGTATTTCAAAAAACGCTATGATTCCAGGAATAAAAGTCCAAAAAAAGAGAACATAAAATATACCCTGTCCAGGCTTGTCGAGGTAAAATTTATGTATGCCCAATCCTCAAAGGAATAGAGCCAGTAAAATTGCGATTCATCGTGTTTTCATGGGAGAAAAATAAAAAAATAAAGACTACCAACTACCCGGTCATTGATCTGCGGTATCTGCTGATTGCGGTGTGTCGTCTCGCTTGTCGGGTTTCCAAGTGTCGAGCGTTCAGTAGTGAGTGTTTCAGTATTTGTCCGCTTCTTTTCGGGCGTTTATGTTAATATTTATCCAGCCTTTCTCGTTTAGGTTTGCTTTTATAGCTTCGATGTCTTTTGGTCAAAAAGAGAGTTTTATCCCGTATTTTCATTGTTTTCATGACCCGATGTAGATTTTATTTTCCATATTTAGTCTTGTGAGGTTATACTCCGAGAGGCATTCATGAGCTTTTCTCGGTCTACGATAGCGTATCTTTTCGGTAAAATAAATTTTCATTTGTATTCCTTGCCGTCCTTGTGCCAGATAAATTCCACCCTAGAGAGAGTGCCAACTTTGCAAGCCATTCGGATCGCTTCTTGTGTGAGCTCGTGTTTCAGAGCGTATTCCGTTCGTGTGAGTAGTTCAATCATAGATTTATTTTATTTGTTTTTGTAGTTTAGCAACTATTTTTTTTCTGTTTTACCCTGTTTGAGCCACAAGATGTCGTCAAAGCTGATACACCAAGTGTCATTTGTGAGAACCAAGCGTTTATCGTAGTCTATTATACGCACCTCTAGCACTTCTAGAGGGCTTGATTTACGGAGGCATGTCATTGAGAAATTGGTCATAGGATTATTTTGTCTTAATTACTAAATCGTGGCTTGAGTGTTAAGTGTCATGTTTTTTGTAAGGCTAGAGTTCATTCTTGTCAAAGATTCCCAT